GAAACCGCAGTGGGTTTGGGTGATGTTTGTATCTCGTTTGGAGGGGTAGTTGCCATTTTTGGTTCCTGAATACATAAGTATCTATATGGCGTATCGCGGTATTTTCAAACCCACCAATCCCTCCAAATACATGGGCAACCCCATGAAGATTTGCTATCGGAGTATGTGGGAACGCAAGTTTATGAAGTACTGCGACACCACCGAAAGTGTGATTCGTTGGGGATCAGAGGAGGTGGTGATTCCGTACTGGAGTCCAGTAGACAAGCAACGCCACCGCTACTTTGTTGACTTCATCATGGAGGTGCGCACACCCGACGGTGTGAGAACGCTGCTTGTGGAAATCAAACCAAAGAAGCAGTGCTGTGAACCAAAGAAGCGGAGCAAGGTTACTAGGGGCTACATCACCGAGGTAAAGACGTGGTTGGTGAACAAGGCTAAATGGGAAGCCGCATCGGAAGCAGCGAAAACCAAAGGCTGGGAGTTCAAGATTCTCACCGAAGACGATCTGTTCAAGAAATCCAAATGAACGAAGAACTAGAAGAAATCTTGAACGACACCACAAGCGAAATGGGAGGGACGGACTCCGCGTACGCCGCTCTGCTACGGCTGTTTCAAAAGAACAGAATGCTACTGGTTCCACCAAGACTGCTACCAGGACAGGTGGTGTTCTTTACCTACAAACCCGTGAGTGAAGCGTTCCTCAATCGCAGAGGTCACTACGACAAGTATCCGCTAGTGGTTGTCACAAAAGTACACAAGCGTGGGTTTGAGGGGGTGAACTTGCACTACCTGTCTCCCAAATGGAGATCCCAACTGTTTGAAGTGATGATGAAACAAATACCGCTGCTTCCACCCGAAGAAGCAGAAGACTGGAGATCACGGTTCCTGATCAAAGAGAACACCCTGCCGTCATCGGCTCGGTTCAGACTGTACAAGCCGTGCTTTCGCAGATACCTAAACGAAGGCGTAAAGCGGAAACCAGTGGTGATTCCCTTTGACTTTTGGAGTGACTTGGTGCAAGCAAATCTTGCAGCCTTCAAAACAACTGGAACTTCTGCCAGAAGAGTACAGCCGGAAACAATATACACAAAGACATACAAACGATTCATAAGGGGAGACTAACATGGCACTAATACCAGCAAACATAAGCGGAATGATGGACTCCATCATAAGAAACGGTGTCGCACACGGCAACCGATACGAGGTGCTAATACTGCCTCCGCGAGAACTGCAAGTGCAAACAGACTTTTTGAACCAGTTGACTGTGCGATGCAGTTCTGTGTCTCTGCCTAGCAAAACACTGCAAACACAGTCCAATCGCCTTTACGGTCCGGCACGAAACTTTCCTTTTGAAATTGCATACGCAGGGGAAATGAACATGACCTACGTCATGTCTGCTGATATGCGGGAACGAAAATTCTTTGAAGCGTGGCTGGACTTCATATGCAATCCTGAAGACTTCAAAATGGAATTCTACGACAACTACGTTACAGAAATTCAAATCTACACTTTGGGCAGAGACGACAGTATTACCCAATTGTGCATTTTGGAAGAAGCGTACCCCAAAGCGGTCGGAGAGATTCAGTTGGGGTACGACAAAGACGGCGATCTCATGCAGCAAGAAGTCACCTTCCACTTTAGAAAATTCCGCTCCGCGTACTCGGAATACAATTCAACACCAAGAATTTCACCAACCATATCTCCGTGATCTAAATACTTGAAGCACAATTCACTGTGAGGATACCATGAACAAACTGACCGTTGCCGCATTACCTGAATACACCATGACCCTGCCTGTGTCAGGCATGATCGTAAAATACCGCCCGTTTGTCGTAAAGGAGGAAAAGGTTCTCCTTATGGCACTACAATCAGGCAATCAAAATCAAATAAACGACTCCATCCGCAACGTAGTGTCTGCGTGCACCAAAGGTATACTGGACACAAAGAAGATTTGCACCGCAGACACGGAGTACGCGTTCCTACAAATCCGATGCAAGTCCGTGGGCGAGGAAGTAAAGCCACAAGTGGTCTGCGGCAAATGCAATCAGAGCGCGTCATACAAACTTCGATTAGACGACATCACGGTTTCACAGACCGAAAAAGACCTAGTTCCTCCTGAAATTGCCCTGAACGAAAACCTGACCGTGATCATGCGAATGCCGTCCATGCACGATTTGGACTACAACTTGTCTGAAGTCGAGATGGTGATTGAAATGAGCAAGCGGTGCATAGATTCGTTCGTGATTGGCGAAGAGGTTGTACAGGCAAAGGATTTACAGACCAAAGAGATTTCTGACTTTGTTGAGAACCTGCTGCCCGAGCAGTTTGAAAAAATAGTCCAGTACTTCAAGACCATTCCTGAACTGAGGTATTCGTTCAAGTTTACGTGTCCGCAGTGCGGAGAAGCCAACCAAATTGAACTGAAGAGCGTCACCGATTTTTTTCAGTAGCCCTGTGTCATAACACACTCGGGGCGTACTACCAACTAAACTTCGACCTGATGCAGCACCACAACTACTCATTGGATGAGGTAGAAAATCTCATTCCTTGGGAGCGAGAAGTCTACATAACCTTGCTGCTTAACTATTTGAAAGCAGAGAAGGAACGGGCAAACAAACGAAAGCCGTTGTGACCCATTTGCCATGACACAAGGACCACTGCATGGCTAGAGACACCTACAATTACCAAATACTCATTGCTGAAGCGCAGGAAGACTTCAATCTTGCTGACTACGCTTTTCAAAAAGCAACTATGGGTAGGCGGGCAGACGGCACTTTCCTCCCCAAAAAGGGCAGAGACAAGTTTATAGCAGCAAGAAAAGCGGATTTGGAACGGGCAGAAAAGCGTCTTCTAAAGATCATAAAGGATGAAGAAGACCATAAAGCGTCTCTGTATCTGAAAGCAGAACGCGAAAGAATAAAACAAGAAGAAGCCGCCAAGCGTCAAGCCCAAAGAGAAGCAGATCGTGTTAACCGCAAGCGGGAAAGAGAAGCCGAAGTGCTTCGGCGCAAGCAGGAGAGGGAAGAAGTCAAAAGAAAGCAACTGGAAGAATCACAACAGTCGCAGCCCATATCCGAGACTTATGAAGAACCCACCGATGGTCCAACGGATAAATCAGAAATTCTTAAGAGCATCAAGGCTCGCCGTAAAGAACTAGGTGTAGACACTACACTAGAGGAGCAAGTTCTAGGCAAGGATCAAAGTCCTGGCATCCGAGACATTGCTCAAAACTTCATCTCTCAAAACAGAGAACTGTTTGATCCAAACAAGATGAGCGGACTTGCTGCTCAAGAACTACTGGAGCAAGCAGTAAATCTATCAGAAGACGCACTGGAAGCACGAACGGCAAAAGAGTCGTCATTCTATTTGGTTCGTCTGAAAAGCATCCTCACCATTGCAAAGAAAACAAAGGGAGGCGATGCAGTTGCCGCCCAAATACAGTCTCTTATTGATCCAATAGCAGAGACACTAAAGAAGCAGTCTTCGTTTGGAGCAAGAATACGGGAAAGCGCACAAGACTACGCTCGATCCATACCTGAAAGACTCCTAGCAAACATCCCTGTGGTTGGAGGAATTCTTTCGGAAATGGCACGAGAGCGCAGAGAAGCCACTGATACTGAGAGTGAGTTTCTTGGAAGAGCGTCCAAGCGTATCTCTCGTCGTGGTTCAAAAAGTAGAGCAGGGTACTTGGACTTTGATGGCGGTGGGTTCTCATCTGCAACCCGTGCAATGCGACGATCACCACAAGCCGAACTCAACGCACCAATGCTGCGAGCGTCTGCTCCCAGTGCTGATGCAGGCGAACTGTCTGCTCCTGAATACGGAGCGCAAGCAGAGTCGCCAACAGCAGCACTGAACAGCCTAGCACAAGCAGTAGGTAAAAAGGGTACAGACGATCCTGATACAGTTTTGGGTACACTAATTGCTATTGGCAAAAAGATTGGTGTTATTTCGGCTGGAGGTGGCGGTGGTGTCATGGACTCCGTGATGGACGCAGCAAGTGCAGCAACCACCGCAGGAGGTATGGGAAGTCTTGCCAAACTAGGAAGAGGACTAAAGGGTCTTGGTGGTCGGGCGTTGAGTGCAGCGGGCAGACTAGGCAGAGGACTAATGACCCGTATCGGAATGCGGGGAGCCGCAGCCGGTGCTGGTGCAGCAGGAGGAGGCGTGTTCTCTTCCATCGGTAAAGGCTTGTCTTCTGCGTGGTCCTCCGTGTCCAACACTGCCGCCCGTCTTAACCCATTGAAACTACTAGGGGACAGCGTGCGTAGCGCGGCACCCAAACTAGGCAAAGCCCTGTTGAGTGCACCAGGTGTTGGTGCAATGCTTGAAACTGCTATCGGGGCAATGGATATTTACTCCACAAAGAACGATCCCAACCTTACGCCCGATCAGAAGAAAGAAATGATTGGCAAGCAACTGGTTGGAACTATTGGTGGTGCACTCGGGAGTGTTGGTGGTGGAGTATTGGCAGGAACTTTGGGTTCAGTTATTCCTGGTGCAGGAACCGCGATAGGCGGAATTCTTGGCAGCATGGGCGGAGCGTGGGTGGGCAAGTGGTTGGGCGAACAACTAGGCGAGGCGTTGGGCGGTCGAGGCATTTACGATTTGGTGGAGTCTATTCCTGGTCTAGGAAGCCTCATAAGCGTAGACGGGGAAGCCCAAGCGCAGCAAGTGGGACCAGACGGAACCCCCATGTCACCACAAGGAACCGCAGGCTCTATTGCTCCAACAGCGTCAACCGGAACAGAAGTTGGAAGACAGGCAATGGCAACTGCCGCAGCACGAAACGATCTTTCTGCCGCAACTACGCCTACCACTTCTGGAGCATCGGTAGTTGCAACGAACAACTCTCGTACCAACGTAAACAACGTGACCAACAATTTTGCAGACGATCTGCGTATCCGAAACAACGAACCCACACTAAAGGGATTCCAAATGGGTTCACTGATGCCTGGCTAAAGAAAAAGGACGCCTTGCGGCGTCCAGTTTCCCGAATCCGAGAATCGAAGGTTCACTCTTCGTCTGCCAACTTTTCAAAGTACGACAGCGCATCCTCGGTGTCTGCGTCATCATCAACACGCACAGCAGTCTTCTTCACTTCCGGTGCGGGGCTACGCTTCGGAAGACGAGCAGGTTGTTCGTCTTCGTCTGTGTCCATAGCCGCTTCTGCACCGCCCTTCATGCCTGAACCCGACTCCGTGAACACTGCACGAATGTCATCGCCAAGCACCTGTTGCAGACGAGCCTTGAGTTCATCGTAGGACTTGAACGACTTGGGATCAGTGAACTCCTTCAGAGGGTACTGCTTGCTCCAAACCTTTTCAAGTTCCTTGTCGCTTCCACCCATCAGAGGCGAAGGAGACGCAAACTCGCTCTTGTCGTAGTTTGTGTATCCATCAACCTGACGAATCTTCAGTTTGAAATCCGCACCGTTCCAAAAGTCAAACGGATTGATGGGGGTTTCGTCCTGATACTGTGGGTTCATTGCCTCTTGGATCTTCTCAAAGATCTTCTTGCCGTACTTGAACAGGAACACCTTGCCCTCGTTTTCAGGGTTCTTGGGATCACTGATCACAAGAATGTTGCTGATGTACGACAGTTTGCGCTTGCGGTCGCGGGCAAGTGCCTTGTCCTTGTCTGATCCGCTGTTCCACAGGA